GTACTTCGTTTAACCAGTTCTTTATGAGTATCATATAATCTTCAAATAATTGTGTATCGTTTGGATGGCATCTTAGAGTGATTAGAAATTCTGACATTTTATAATATAGCATAGAAAAAAATTTTGGGGGATGGGGGGGGGGCTACCAAGTATTTAGCCCCCACTTTTAAATATTTATTAATAAATACGAAGGAATTCTATTTTTTGAACAGGACAAGGGACACACACAACATATCCCTTCGGGATATATTTTAGGTGTCCTTTTCTTAAAATATTATTGCTTGTGCGTCTTGCGACGTTGGTGTAATAGATCTTTAACTATCCGTAAAATAATGGACATCGTTCCATCGATACTGCATCATTTGGACTTGATCAACTTCGCCATCTTTAATTGTTATATTAGCTAATTGAGATTGATAATCAGGATTATAAATTACTGCGAATGGTATCCACGAATTGTTAGGATATAAATTCTGTTTATCGGTTGTGAATCCTGAAATTTCTTTACCTTCAGTTAATGGTATCTTACGATTTGTTTTTACGCTCCACGATCTATATACATCTGGAATGCTTCCGTGAGGTTCAACAGCATTCACGTTCTCTCCTAAATTGTTAGACCACGCTTGATATGGTGTCGCTTGTGTACCTATGGCATTTGTTAAATTCGGAGCAATCTTTACATATTTCTCGATCTTAATATTTGTCGTCTGCTTAGGTCTAAATTGAAGTTTATCCTCGTCATCGTCGAAAAAAGGTTTTAATTGTTGCGTAATGTAATGGTTAAGTGCTTCACCATCAGCATCACTCTGTGCGGGTAATGATGGAGATACATCACTATTGAGTGGGTAATTCATACTTTGAGTAATCCACCCACAAATTAAATATAACTTTGTAGGTTTTTCAATCATCCTATTTTTAACTGATACAAATGTACCGGGTGTTTTAACAGATGGTGCTTGAACATTACTATTATCAGGGAACCTAACTTGTAATTTAAAATTTAAAAACTTAGAAAATATATTATTACCTATAACTTGATATTCTCCAAATCCATGAGATGTGCGTTGCCACGATCTTAATGGGATATTTGTAAATGCGTCCTCCGTGGGAAGCAATCTCCAATTCAATGGATTTTGAGCGTCTGTAGGGTCTACGCTACCTGCGGGGTATCCGTTTAGTTGTGCTATATCACTTGCTACTCGTTGTTTAGTTTCTACAATAGGTGCGCGTCTCATCACCATTTGTTGCTTTACATTCTTCTTATACGCTCCACGCTTAGTTTGTTTTAACATAGGCTTACCAGCTTGTGTTCCTCGTGATTTCTGTGTACTTCTCGCTCCTGATGGTCTTCCTCTCGCTTTCTTTGGCATTTTTATAATATAACTTAGAAAAAAATATTAGAAAACTTTAATTTTATCGATGTTTTGTGAAAATCTTCCAAGGTTATAAAAAATTATGGGATAAAGAAAATAACTTAATGCGAGTGTATGTTCTCGCATACTTATACTTATAAAATAATATTAGATAAAAAAACGCAGTTAATTTAGATATTCATATTTCTTATGTATCGTGAAAATATTATTTGGAACATTTAGTTCTATATTTTGATCTTTGAGTGACGCTATATATTTTAATAAATCTTTTATATCGTCTACCATATATGCGTCAAATGTTTTATCGCATCCATATGCTTCTTGACTGCAACTTGCCTCATCATGTTCTGAACAATCTTGGTGAGCAATTCTTAATTCTTTAAAATATCGTTCTTGATCTTTATTATTTAATTGAAATGTGTGTTTTGATTTAACCATTTTTAATTTAATTAGATCGCTATCTTTAAATGATTTTATTTCGGGATCTTTTTTTACAAAATCTTCAACTATTGCGTGAAAATTCTTATTTGTTACGTGTGTCCAATCTTGAGATATATCTTGTTGTTTTTCCAATCGTGCTGTCGTATAATAAAATTCTACGGCATCTACGATCTCTTGATCTGTGTATCCTGAATGACCTCGTCTTAGACAATGCCACTTCTGTGTATATCCTAATGCTTTTTGTGGTAATTCTTTAACTTTATCGATTCTTAGTGCGGTTTTTAAAATCGTTTTAGATTTATTTAAATTTATTTGAATTGATTTAAATTCTTTTGTTGTTAATCGCCTGCGGACTTTATCAGCATCTCTATAATCTGCTTTTATAATTAAATGTAAATGACGATTAATTGTGTCGTCCCATTCTATACTATAGCTATATTTTTGTACTTCGTTTAACCAGTTCTTTATGAGTATCATATAATCTTCAAATAATTGTGTATCGTTTGGATGGCATCTTAGAGTGATTAGAAATTCTGACATTTTATAATATAGCATAGAAAAAAATT